ATCCAACTTTAAAACCATTTACAAACACCTCGGTACTCGTGGACCGACTCAGAGCGTAATCGTCAAGGATATGACTGGTGCTATGTATGGCGAGCAGGATCAGCACGAGTGCTATATTACTGAACGAGCAGGTATTACTAAGGTCTACGAAGCAGTAACAGAATATTGTGGCTGGTCTTCAATTGAAGCTGGTAAGACTATGGGTCTTTTTCCATATGGCAAGGAGAATCCCAACATTCCGCCACTGTTTGATGAGTCGGGCATTTACACCTCAGCAAACCGTAACCTGATCATTCCTCGTTATCCGAATGGTGCTATTGTGAATAACTTTGGTTTCAAAGAACTAGAAGAAATGCCTTCTGGTAATGTTGATCCAACTACAATGCAGTCTCGTAGGGATATGGCATATGCTGTTCAAACACAGACACAGCGTCAGGCTCTAGAGTTGATCAAGAAAGCAGTTGAACGCACAGGAAACAAAAACGTTGTTCTGAGTGGAGGATACGCTCTCAACTGCGTGGCTAATTATTTCTATCTCTCGGAATTGAACAAGCTCGGTATCAACCTGTATGTTGAACCAGTAAGTAATGATGCTGGTACGGCTATGGGTGCTGCCTTTATGGTCTATCACGGTACCAATGAAGAAGCTCCCGTGCGCGAGAGAAACGAAACTCTTTACCTCGGTCCGAAGTATGAGTTTGATGACTTCGATGCACTAATAGATTTAGACGAAAATGTCTTGGTTGTAAATGCTGATTATGAAAAGATCGTCGATCTATTGATTGACAAAAACATCGTTGCTATGTTCCAGGGTCGTTCAGAAAATGGACCAAGAGCATTGGGTAATCGCTCTATTCTGTTTGACCCTACATTCGAGGATGGTAAGGATTTTGTTAACCAGGTCAAGCGTCGTGAATACTTCAGACCGTTTGCTGCAACAGTATTGGCTGAGCACGCTGACGAATGGTTTGATCTTCGTGGTATGAAAGAGTCACCTTCTATGATGTATGCAGTCAACTGCAGAGAAGGTGTTGAAAAGAAAGTTCCTAGTGTAATCCACGTTGATAACACCTGTAGAATACAAACAGTTACCAAGGAACAGAATGAGCATTTCTATAATCTAATCAGCGCATTCAATAAAGAAAAAAATGTCCCGATGCTCTTCAATACTAGTTTCAATCTGGGTGGCGATCCTCTAGTTGAGACGCTTCAGGACGCTATCAACACACTAAAGAACTCTCAGATTGAATACCTGTATTTGCCTGAGTATGGTAAGCTGATCGTTATCAAAAATATGTTTAAGTTAAGCTATTAGCAAAATCATACAAGGAGTTGAAGATCTCGGTTTTCTTTTTCAACTCCTTGTATGAAAACTTATTCAGATTGGTTTCGGTTTCGTTACCTTTGCCTGTTCTTACAAGTATTGGTTTGGAGCTTATCTTCTGCGCAACCTTCAAATCATTGATACAATCACCTACATACCAACCTTTACTAAAGTCAATATGTGGATTTTCTCTCTCGCAGCGTTTGAACATACCAGTATTTGGAATGGCGTAATCATCTTCTTTCAAATTGCTTGTCGAATAGTAAATAGCATCTATTGATGGACAACCAGCTTCGCCGAGAAGTTTTAGCATGTATTGGTGAACAGAATCTACGTCTTGGGAATTAAACAAACCTTTGCTAATCCCTGGTTGATTGTGAACGATGACTATTTTATAACCTTTGGAGCGCATCAATGCTACTGCTTCAAGGCTCTTTGTTATAGGTCTAAACATTTCTGGTCTATAAACGTAATCATCACAATGGTTGATGATACCATCTCTACCAATCCCAATCACTGGTTTATAGGTAGAGTATGATTTTGTAAAAGAAGATGTTGCGTTGTACTCAAGTACGTTAAACATAATAAAACAAACTCCAAGGATATTATAATGAATCTAAAAGAAGCAACCAAAGACAAACACAAAGAAGCCGAGAATCACCGGTTTGTCAAGTATTTATTCGCTGGTTCAATAACCGATGAAGTCTATTCGGATTACCTTTACAATCAGTACATAGCATACAAATCCTTGGAAGAAAAAGCAGAGGGATGTAGCTTGCTTGAAGGTATTGAAAAGATCAAGAGAGCGGACAAAATCCTAAAAGATTTCCAAGAACTTGGTGTAGAAAAACAACCAACGATTTATGTTTCAACAATGATTTATGATAACTATGTCAAAAAAATGCCAGAGGAATCAATCATTGCTCATCTGTATGTCAGGCATTTCGGCGACATGTTCGGTGGTCAAATGATAAAGAAGTTGGTTCCTGGCTCTGGAAGTATGTATGAGTTCGAAGATAAAAACATTTTGATAAATAATATCAGATCTAAACTATCATTAGATTTGGCTGACGAAGCTAATAAAGTGTTTGACTTTGCCATCAGATTATTTGAGGATTTAGCTAATGAGTATGATATTCAATAAACTCATACGAGCATCAGACAATTTCCTGGATGTTCTAGCAAGAAAAGGAATTCCAGTTGAAGAAGATCACGACTTTGATTGGCCAAACTATGTTTTTAGATCCGGTGTATTTCGACGTGCGCATCTTGATGTTGTGGATGCAAGAGATACAAAAAAACTCTACATGATGCATTTGTGTATCTTCCCGCATACGAACGATCCTGGTCCAATATACGGATTTGATCTAATAGCAGGTCCAAATAAAGTCACTGGTGCTTTCCATGATTTCTCGCCAGGTTACGACAAACAACATTACATGCTAGATTGGTTTCATGACAGAGTTGATGGCATGGAATGGTCAAAGAAAAGAGAACTACCTCAGTGGGCAAAGAACATCTTTTCTGGTAGTATGGTTGCTGCAGGTAACATCAATACAATGGAAGAACTTGATGATGTGCTTTCATTAGCTAATGAAACCCTTACCTATTACTTGGACAACATAGGTAACTCGACTGATATTGATTCAACCAATGCACAAAATTGGTACTGTCATAATCAGAGACAGAATCCACATACTCCAAAAGTGATGGAATCGCTCGGGTTTGATTCTGAAACTGTTCAAAAATTCATTCATTCTTGTTTGTTCCCAAATGTCCAATAATTATAAATAGGAAAAACAATCTCAAGGATAGGGAACTGGGATGGCCAATAATAACTTTGTAGTAAAGAACGGGTTAACCGTCAACGGAAGCTTCACAGCCAATTCAACTGTTGTTAATGCCTCTGCTATTACAGCAACATCTGTTAATGCAGCAACTCTTAGCATAACCGGGAATTCAGTTGCAACACTGATAACAAGCAATGCTTCTGCGGCATATACTAATGCTACGGCGTTTTCATCAATTGCTACAAATATTACTTCCGGTACTTTACCGAATGCTAGACTCAGTTCGGCTATCGTGAATACATCGGCTTCGTTCACTATAGGTGGGCCTATAACATTTTCCAACGTTGTATCATTTTCCAATACAATTGCAGCCAATGGTTCAAACGGCACATCTGGTCAAGTATTGACTTCTTCCGGTCCGTCTGGAAATGTTTTTTGGTCGTCATTATCTCTTGGTGTTAATACTGCAGGTGTATTTAATTGGACAAACAGTCATGTATTCTCTAATACTGTAAATGTAAACTTATCAACATTTAGTGTTGGTAGTACTACCGTAAACACTTCTATCACGCTTGGTACTATTACTTTAAGCAATGGAGCTGCTGTTGCAACAGTCAATTCTACTGTTTACAGTGGAACTGCTAATAATTCTGCATCGTTTGGTGGCTTATCTTTATCAACAATTCAAGATCAAATTACAGGCAATGCTACTGTTGCTTATTCAAATGCAATTGCATATTCTGCTGATGCATCAAAATTAAGTAGTGGTTTGGTTCCAACTGCACGTCTTGCTTCCGGTTCAGCCAGTTCTTCTACTTATCTTCGTGGTGACCAGACATGGGCTACAACTCCAACTGGTACTGTATCATCAGTAGCTACTGGAACTGGTCTTACTGGTGGACCTGTCACTGGTACTGGTACAATATCATTGGCTACTGCTGGTGCTGGTGCTGCGACTTATTCCAGTGGTGTATCAGCAATTACAGTTGATGCTTATGGTCGTGTAACTAGTGTTTCCGGTGGTGCTGGGTACGTAACTTCTTCTGGGGTAGTTTCTGTCGGTACCGGAACAGGCCTCACAGGCGGAACTATCACTAGTTCTGGTACAATATCATTGGCTACTGCTGGTGCTGGAGCATCTAACTATAGCGGTGGTATTTCTGCTATCAACGTAGATGCATACGGTCGAGTGACTGGTGTTTCTGGTTCTGCCGGTTACGTGACTTCTTCTGGTTATGGTTCCGGTTCATCACCTAGTTTTGCTACAGTTACAGGAACTTCATTTGTTGTAAGTACTAATCAAACATACGGTATGAATGGTAGCTCCGGTGTAGCTATGTATTGGAATGGTAATTATGTTGTTTTTACCAATTCAGTTTATAGTGCTGGAAGTTTCTATACCACAAGTGAAATAAGAGGTGGTTCGCTTGTAACAACAGGTGGTACTGTTTATTTAAACACCGGTTTATCCGTGTATATGACTTTTAGTAGTCCTAATATTGTATTTTCGCATTCCATTTCTACTTACGGGGGTATGACTTCTGCTTCTGGATATTATACCTCTACCAATGTTCAAGCTGATGGTTTATATTACGGTTCTGGTGGTAGTTATGCACCAAGACTAAAATGTACATCAGGCGGCAGTGCTCTTTATTTTCGTTGGGATGGTTCAAATCTGATATATGACATTGACTCCGGTGGGGCACAACGTATTATCTCTTATACTGAAGCATCTGATCAAAGACTAAAAACAAATATTTCCAATACCCAAGTTGATTCTCTTTCAATTATAAACTCTCTTAATTTGCGTAAATTTGATTGGACAGATGAAGGGTTAAAATTTAATAATTTACAAGAAAAAGATAAATCTGTAAAAATTGGTCTTATAGCTCAAGAACTTGAGCAAACGATTCCTGAAGCCATCGTAAAATTTAAAGATGATAAGGATGTGCAAACACTATTATTTAAACGTGAAGCTATAGTACTTTATTTGATCGGCGCCATTCAAGAGCAACAAAAACAGATTGCTGATCTACAAGCTCAAATTAATTTGTTAAAGAAATAATATAGGATAAGTATTATGGCAACACCTACAACAAAAGATCAGTTTAAAGAGTATTGCCTAAGAACTCTTGGTAAACCTAACAAATATATCAATTGGTATTTCAATATCATAGAAAAAGCCATGGCCAGAGGTTGGAATAAAAAAACAGCACCTTGTTACGTAGAAAAACATCATATTGTCCCAAGATCGTTGGGCGGTGGTTCAAATATTAATATTGTTTGCTTAACTGCAAAAGAACATTTTATTTGCCATATACTACTAACTAAATTTACAGTTGGTAAAGATAAATCTAAAATGGTATGGGCTGTTATGTGTTTTAAAGATAAAAACAAAGATAGATATGTAAACTCATATTTGTACGCTCAATCAAAATTACATATTAAGCATACTGAAGAAGCAAAAATAAAAATGTCTAACACTAGAATACAAAATGGGACTTTTAGAGGTAAGAATAATCCTATGTTTGGAAAAACTGGTGTTCTATCACCAATTTATGGGACAATTCAATCCGCAGAACATAAAGAAAAAAGATTTATAAAAATACGTGGCAGAAAACATACTGAAGATGCATGTTTAAGGATGTCAAAAAATAGACCTAAAGGACCTAATAATAAAAAATGGTTTAATAATGGTTTGGTTGAAACGTTTGACTTACCTGAAAATAAACCCGATAATTATAATTTTGGCAGATTAAAAAGGAATGTTGTATAATGGCTACTCCAACGACAAGGGATCAATTTGCTGAATATTGCTTACGTACTTTAGGTAAACCGGTTATTGAGATCAACGTGGATTCTGATCAAGTTGATGATCGTATTGATGAAGCATTAAAAATGTATTGGGACTATCACTTTGATGGTTCCGAGAAGACTTTCTACAAGTATCAGATTACAGATGTAGATAAAGTTAACAAATATATTACAATGCCTGAGAATATCATTGGTGCTGTCAATCTGTTTCCTATTGGTCAAGCCTTAAATACAAATAACTTGTTCAATATTCGTTATCAGATTGCCTTAAATGATTTGTATACATTGACATCCGTATCCATGGTTCCATATTACATGGCATTATCACATGTTCAATTCCTAGAACAAATGTTGGTTGGTCAACAACCAATTCGTTATAATAGAAATGTAAATCGTCTTTATATTGATACCGACTGGAATATTTTGACTACTGGTGATTACGTTATTATTGAAGCATATCAAATTGTTGATCCTGCAATTTTCACTGATGTATGGAAAGATCGTTGGCTTCTCCGTTATGCTACTTGTTTGATTAAGCAACAATGGGGTTCAAATCTAACCAAGTTTATTGGTATGACTCTCCCTGGTGGTATCAAGTTTAACGGTGAAAAGATTTATAATGATGCTATTACTGAACGTGCAGAATTAGAAAAAGAAATGATCTATTCATATTCACTTCCAGTTACAGATTTTATCGGCTAGTATCATGCTTACATATAAACAATTTCTTTATGAAAATGTCGGGAATAATCCAGTAGAAGTTGATGCTTATCATGGATCTGGGCGTCGCTTTGATAAATTTAATCAAAGTTTTGGTCGTGTAAAAAATGACTTTATGGGTGGTGGTATAGGTTATTTTACTAATAGCCACCATGTAGCAAAATCATATGCTAAAAATGGTGCTCGATTTGCTAAAACCGATACACCTTTAGTTTATCACACTAAGTTAAAAATGAATAATGTATTTGATGTTGATCACGAATTTCATGGTGACAAACTTAAGCGCGTATTGCCTCATGAAAGTAAGCATGAAGAATTTGCTCGTGGTGCTGGTTTACTACCCGCGGGTTCAGACAAATATGATGTTTTATCTAAGCTTAAACACGGTCATCTAAAACTCACTGGCCACCAAGTATTCCAAGGTTTATCTAAAGGTGGAACACAAAGCGATGCTGCACGAGATCATTTGATTAAAAAAGGATATGATGGGCTGCGCTATAATGGCGGACAAAATATGAATCAAGCTGAAAAGCATGATGTTTATATTCCATACAAAGCTGACTCTATTGATATTCATAAAAGAACGATTATCAAGAAAGCTAATCCGACCTAATGACCACAAATTTCTATTTTCGTAACTACGATTCATCTAACGAACAGAATCTCTATGAAGATCTAATCATAGAGTCAATTCGCATTTACGGGGAGGACATGTATTATGTCCCACGTGTTATAGTAAATCGTGACCAATTATTTGAAGAAGATGCATCATCACAATATAATCATGCAATTTTAGTTGAACTTTATATCAAGTCCGTTGATGGTTTTACTGGTGATGGTAATTTTATGTCTAAGTTTGGTTTACAGATTAGAGACCAAGTTGTATTCAGTATAGCACAAAGAACATTCAATCAAGAAGTTGCTATTATAACAAATGAAGTACGACCGAATGAAGGTGACTTAATTTATTTCCCACTTAACCGTAAGTGTTTTCAAATCAAGTTTGTAAATAAATTTGAAATGTTTTATCAATTTGGTGCATTACAAACTTGGGAATTAACTTGTGAATTGTTTGAATACAGTAATGAACAATTTAATACTGGTATTCCTGAAATTGATAATCTTCAAACAAATTATTCTGTCAACATTCTTGACTATACTATTATGGATGAGGAAGGTGTAAACTTGACAGATGAAGATGGTAATTATCTTGTTGTAGAACAATATAAGCCAGATGTTATTGATCCAGCATCCGAAAATGATGTCATTCAAAATGGATCAAATAACTTTACTTTGGGATCAAATGACTTTGTTGATTTCAGTGAGATAGATCCTTTCAGCGAAGGAAATATTTAAAATGTTTTCATCTACACCATTTTATTTTTCATTAATCCGCAAGTATATTATACTTTTTGGAACTCTTTTTAATAATGTTCATATTTCTAGGACAGATGTAAGTGGTAATGTTACTTTACTTGAACGTGTGCCTATTACATATGGACCAAAAGATAAGATGTTAGCACGTGTGGTTCAAGATCCAAATATTGATCGACCAACAGCAACATATCCATTACCCATGATGGCCTTTGAAATGACTGGGTTTGATTATGATGGTACTAGAAAACTACAAACAATTAATCGAATTGCTGTAGTAAATCCAGACGATAAAGCTCAAAATAAATATCAATATAATCCAGTTCCATATAATATTGGATTCCGTCTAAGTATTCTGGTAAAGAATGCTGAGGACGGCAATAAAATTGTGGAACAAATTCTACCTTATTTTACACCAGATTGGACAACAACAGTTCATCTCATTCCAGAGATGAATGTTACGATGGATATTCCTGTTGTACTTAATAATGTACAATTGGATGATGTTTATGATGGTGATTTTAAAACACGTAGATCATTGGTCTGGAATCTAGATTTTACACTCAAAGGCTATATTTACGGACCTGTCAAATCTACTAAAATTATTAAATTTGCAAACACTGAATTCTTTGTAGCTACTGGTAATACTATTCAAAGTGCTGTTGGTAATACTACATCAATAGCGTGGGTACAAGTTCAACCGGGACTTACGGCAAATGGTCAACCAACATCAAATGCTAGTTTGTCAATACCGGTTGCAAATATTATAGCCACCGATACCTTTGGCTACGTGACAACTACTATGGAAAAAGATTATGGATGATGATGACATTAATGATGACGATAACGGAAATCCAATTGATAAAGCTTTAAATTTAGGTCCAATCAATCAGACCTATAGTAAAACCATATCAACTATTATCAGTCAAGCTCGTGACGACTCTGCAGATGAAGATTTTACATTTGCCAGAGCAAATATTCGTGAGGTTATTGAAAATGGTACCGATGCCATATCAAAACTTACTATAATTGCACAACAATCACAAAACCCCAGAGCATATGAAGTATTAGCCAAATTAATGGATACGGTTGCAAATGCTTCAAGGGAATTGCTTGATCTTCAAGAGAAAATCAGATCAATTGATAAATCGGATTTACCTCGTGATGAGGAAGCAAAGAATCAAGTCACAAATAATTTATTTGTTGGCTCAACTCATGAATTACAGAAGATGATTGAAAACATGAGGAATAGAACTATTAAATAATTCATATTATGTCATAGACTATTATATCACAGCACAAGAATGATGTCAACAAAAATGAATACCAATGCGGAAATAATTCCAAATTTTAAAGCTTATATGGGCAATCCCAATCTGAAACGAGCAGGGATTGACGTAAATTGGACACCAGAAATGGTGACCGAAATGGTCAAGTGTTCACAAGATGTTGTGTATTTTGTTAGTAATTATATGAAGATTGTCAACGTTGATAAAGGCCTAATACCTTTTACACCGTATGACTATCAGATTGAAATGCTTAAAGCCATGGCCGAAAACCGCTATAATATTATGGCGACTTCACGTCAGGCAGGTAAATCCACCACAACATGCGCTTTTATTTTGTGGTATATTCTTTTCAATAATGATAAAAACGTAGCTTTGCTTGCCAATAAAGCGGACACCGCACGTGAAATTCTAGGTAAAATCCAATTAGCATATCAGCATCTTCCAAAATGGATGCAGCATGGTATCCTTGAATGGAACAAAGGTTCGTTTGTTCTTGAAAATAATAGTAGAGTTCTTGCTACTGCTACATCGGCCGATAACATCCGTGGTTTCAGTATTAATCTTCTGTTTATTGACGAAGCTGCATTCATTGATAACTGGGATGAATTCTTTACGTCAGTTTATCCTACAATTTCATCTGGTAATACATCACAGGTTATTCTTGTTTCAACACCAAATGGTTTGAATCACTTTTATGCTATTTGGCAAAATGCATTAGAAAATAAGAATAATTATAAACCTATTTTGGTGAAATGGGATAGAGTTCCTGGTCGTGATGAAAAATGGAGACAAGATACATTAGCAGGTATCAACTTTGATACCGAAAAATTCTCACAAGAATTTGAAGTAGAATTCCAAGGTTCGTCAGGTACTCTTATTGCTGGTTGGAAATTAAAAGAACTTGTTTATAAGACACCTATTCATGCCAAGGATGGCTTGAAACTTTATGATGCACCTGAAAAGAATAAACAATATATATGTATTGCTGACGTTTCACGAGGTAAAGGTCTGGACTATTCTGCATTTAGTATATTTGACGTAAGTGCCATGCCTTACAAACAAGTATGTGTTTTTAAAAGTAATATGATGACCCCAATAGATTATGCCGATGTAATCCATAGGGTTTCCAAATCCTATAATAATGCCGGTATTCTTGTTGAAATCAATGATATTGGTGGACAAGTAGCAGATTCATTACATTTTGATTTTGAATATGATAATGTATTGACGACGACTGCCGGTGGCGGTAGATCAGGAAAACAAGTTACGTCAGGTTTTAGTGGTGGGAATACTGATAAAGGTATTCGAACAACAAAGATTGTAAAACAAACTGGATGTTCCATATTAAAACTTTTGATTGAAGGTAATCAGTTAATCATTAATGATCTAAGTACTATTAATGAATTATCAACATTTTCCAAAAAAGGTAATACATACGAGGCAGAATCAGGTAAACATGATGACTTGGTTATGGGTCTTGTTCTGTTTGCTTGGTTATCGGATCAACTTTATTTTAAAGAACTCACATCAATAAATACATTAGCAAATTTGCGTGAAAAAAATGATGACGAAGTTATGCAAGATCTTGCACCGTTTGGTTTTATTCAAGATGGGACCGAGGAAAAAATTATAATTGAAGTTTCAGGTGATCGTTGGATGGTCGTTGATACGTATAATGAGCCAGAGAACAATATTTTATAAATAAACAAAAGCTTTTGAAATAAATTTTATAAAAAGGAGAGATTACTATGGCATTTCAAGTAAGTCCAGGTGTAAATGTTACCGAAATTGATCTTACAACGATTGTTCCCGGCATTTCCACCACAACTGGCGCCATTGCAGGTGTTTTTAAGTGGGGCCCTGTAGGTGAACGAGTTTTAATTACCAATGAAACAAATCTTGTTAATACATTTGGCAAACCAAATGCTAATAACTATGAAACATTCTTTACGGCAGCTAACTTCCTGGCATATAGCACCGGTCTATATGTTGTTCGTGCTGCAAATACAACCAATTCAACTTCAACAGTTGGTGCATTGAATGCCCTTGCTAATACAGGTGCTGTAGCCAATGTTCTGAGCAATGTTGTAAAAAATAGAACTGATTATTTAAATGTTCGCGACGGTAATTTTGATGCGAATACACTTTATGTTGCTAAATATCCAGGTGACCTAGGTAACAGTCTCCGTATCTCGGTTTGCAGCAGTGTTAATGCATATAGCTCAAATCTTGCTCTTGTTGGCGTTCAATCTAGTAGTAATATTACCGGTTCATTTGCTTTGAGTGTTGGATCTAATACAGGTACATTTACTTTTACATCTGATGGTGTTGTTGGAACTGCTAATACATATGCAAATACAGTTGCTAATACAATTACAGTTGGTGATTTAATTACTGTAGGTAATTCTTCACTTGGCACACAGTTTATGATGGTTAAAACTATTGGTGCGGTAACTGCAAACTTGACAGCTGCAACATTCACTCTTGGATTTGATTCAGCTTATAAGCTTTCAACAGATTATGCTGCAAATACTACAACAAATGGTAATACCAGTGTTATTAATCTAACAAGATCTTGGCAATTTGCTAATCGCACAAATGGTGCACCTGCAACTTCTTCTTATGTTGCAAATTTCGGTAATAATAGTGCCGTCGATACAATGCACGTAGTTGTTGTTGACCAAGATGGTCAATTCACAGGTGCACCTGGGTCAGTACTTGAAGTATTCCAAAATCTGTCACGTGCAACAGATGCTAAATCACAAAATGGTGCATCTCTTTACTACAAGACAGTAATTAATGATAATTCAAAATATGTGTGGTGGGCAAATGATCGTTTAAATGCAAATTCAGCTACAGCAGCAAATATCACCTCATCAATAAATTATACACCTCTTACATTGGATTTTGCTGGTGGTACTGACGGTTATGCAGAAAGTAATAATTCTATTTTCTCGGTTCTTGCCGCAGGATATGATCTGTTTAATTCAACAGAACAGGTTGATATTTCCCTGGTACTCCAAGGTAAGCCAATCGGTGGATCAACTATCATAAATGGTCAAACTATTAATAACTTCCAACTTGCTAATTACTTGATCCAAAATATTTGTGAAACACGTAAAGACTGCATTGCATTTATTTCACCCGATGATGCAACTGCTCGTTCAAATCCAGGTAATGAAGCATCTTCAATTGTCAATTGGTTTGGCGCTGTAGCGGATTCAACATATTATGTATCCGATAGTTCATATAAGTACATGTATGACCGTTATAATGATGTGTATCGTTATGTTCCAATGAATGGTGATATTGCAGGTCTTTGTGCAAGAACAGAAGCAACAAATGATGCTTGGTGGTCACCTGCTGGATTCAATCGTGGTCAAATAAAGAATATTGTAAAACTACGTTATAATCCAACTCTATCTAGCAGAGATCTTCTTTATAAAAATTCTGTAAATCCGGTTGTAACATTCCCTGGTCAAGGAACCGTTCTATTTGGTGACAAGACTGGTACCAAAAGACCTTCTGCATTTGATCGTATCAATGTTCGTCGCTTGTTCATTACACTTGAAAGAGCAATTGCAAATGCATCAAGATTCTCACTATTTGAATTTAATGATGAATTTACAAGATCACAATTCAGAAATCTAGTTATCCCTTATCTACGTGATGTTCAAGCCCGTCGTGGTATTACAGACTTCCTTGTTGTCTGTGACTCTACAAACAATACAGCGGAAAGAATTGATCGTAATGAATTCTGGGGTGATATTTACATTAAGCCAAATCGTTCAATTAACTTCATTCAGTTGAATTTTGTTGCTGTTAGAACCGGCGTCCAATTCTCTACAATCGTTGGTCAATTCTAATAAATAAAGAATAGGAGTTAAACAAATGGCATTTAATATTAATGAATTTAGAAAACTAGGTCTTACAAATGGCGGTGTAAGACCATCGCTGTTTGAAGTTGTAATTTCACCTAATATAGGTGAGGATTCTGCAACTCTTACAAAATTTACTTTTACTTGTACCGCTTCTGAAATTCCTGCCGCAACAATTGGTTCAATTGATGTAGGTTATTTTGGTCGCCAAATTAAACTGGCGGGTGATCGTACATTTTCTGATTGGACTGTAACTGTTCTCAATGATGAGGATTTTTCTGTAAGAAACATGTTCGAAGCATGGTCTAACCAGATAAATCAATTTGTTGGTAATGTGAAGCTAAGTAATGGCAATAGTTACAAGAATGGATCCGCTATTGTAACACAATATGGTAAGTCTGGTGATAAGCTTAGATCTTATGAGTTTGTTGGCATTTTCCCAATCAATATTGCTAATATTGGACTAAGTTGGGATGAAACAAATCGTATTCAAACATTTGATGTAACATTCTCATACGATTATTGGGTACCTCTGGTTACTGGCAGTACCGCATTGCCTATTGATACTGGTATGCCGGGTGGTACAAGAGCCCCAATCTAATAAGTATAAGTAGTATTGAATAACATATTAGAGAGAAATATTTCCTTCTAATTTTTGGAAAAATAAATGAAATTATTTGGCTTTGAATTTAAAAGAGATATTCCTATAGATGCAGCTCCATCATTTGCTCCTAAAGAGACAGATGATGGAGCTGTCGTTGTTGCTGCAGGCGGCTCTTATGGTACATATATTGATCTAGATGGTACTGTAAGAACTGAGGCTGAATTAGTTACCAAGTATAGAGAAATGTCATTGCAGCCAGAAATTGATGCTGCAGTGGACGAAATTATTAATGAATCAATTGATATTGATGAAGAAGCAATTGTTGATATTAATCTTGACGATGTGGAAATATCCGATAAACTTAAAAAAGTTATCCGTGACGAGTTTCAAAATGTTCTTAACTTATTAGATTTTAATAGAAAAGCATATGAGACATATCGCCGTTGGTATATTGACGGTCGACTTTATTATCATGTTGTAATTGACGAAAAAGATACAAAAGCCGGTATCAAAGAACTTCGTTATGTTGACCCACGGAAGATTAGAAAGATCCGTGAAGTATCTAAACGAAGAGTGCCGGGTGGTAGCGATGGTGGTGTTTCAGTAATTCCCAAAATACAAAATGAATATTTTATTTTTAATGATAAAGGTTTTAACTACGGCAATAAAGCGGTTGGTCCATCAACCACAGGCTTGAAGATTGCCAAAGATTCCGTTGTTCATGTAATGTCAGGTTTGACAGATACACAAGGAACCATGGTTCTTTCATATTTACACAAAGCCATTAAAGCACTTAATCAGCTTCGAACACTAGAAGATGCACTGGTAATTTATCGTCTTGCTCGTGCACCAGAACGTCGTATTTGGTACATTGATGTTGGTAATCTGCCAAAGATGAAAGCAGAACAATACGTTCGTGATATTATGGTCAAACACAAAAATCGTTTGATTTATGATGGTGCCACCGGTGAAGTTCGTGATGATAGAAAATTCATGACGATGCTTGAGGATTATTGGCTACCTCGTAGAGAAGGTGGTCGTGGAACGGAAGTGACTACATTGCCCGGTGGCCAAACTTTAGGTGAAATGGATGATGTTCTTTATTTCCAAAAGAAATTATACCAGACACTAAATGTACCAGTTAATCGTTTGAATTCTGATGCACTATTTTCACTCGGTAGAGCTACGGAAGTTACAAGAGATGAAGTTAAATTCTCTAGATTAATTGCTCGTTTACGTTCACGTTTTTCCACATTATTTACTCATGTATTGGAAAAGCAATTAGTATTAAAGGAAGTAATGAGTATTGAAGATTGGCAACTTATTGAAAGTAAAATTAAATACAAGTATGCCAAAGATAATTATTTCACCGAACTAAAAGATGCTGAGGTGCTTCAGAATAGAACTCAATTGATGATGACCATGGAACAAGGTGGTCTACTTGGTAAATATTATTCTCATCAATGGGCCCGTAGAAATATTCTACAACAATCTGATGATGATATTGAAGAACAAGATAAAGAAATAAATATTGAAATAAATTCAGGTGATCCACGTTGGATGAGCTCAGAACAACAACAACAAGAAATGATGGACCAACAAAATCAACAAGCCATGATGGATGATCAACAATCAAGTGATAATGATGCTGATGGTGATAAATCATCGACTGATCTAGATAAAGCGGAAAAACTACGTCAAGCGGAATTGACTGTTAAACAACTGAAACAAAAAGGTGCTGATAATCGTACCATTCAAGATGAATCTAAATATAAATCGGCTCTTCAAATTGTAGCAAGAAATAAATAGGAGTAAATAATGACAGAGATTGAATATAGACTGGCGGATCTTATTAACTTTAGTTCTAGCCAAAAGCCTATTGAATTTGCAGATGCATTTAAGTCTATCATAACAGATAGAATTTCATCTGCAATTGAAACTCAAAAAGCCAATATTGCAAAATCAATATTTAATGACGGGCCCGAGGATGATGATGACGATGACTTTTTTGATGATGACGATGATTTTGAATCAGAAGAGTAAGGAAACCTAAAATGCCTAAGTTATTAAAAGATATTCTAGATGGCGTAAAAAAATCAAAGATTGTACCAGGTTCTACTGGTACCAATCCTGGTGTAGATTACGAACCAAAAGCACCAAATGAACAAGAATTTGTAAAGAAGCATGAGCGTGAAGAACACGCGGATCGTGTTGGTAATGAAGATGACATTTATCAGGCTACAAATATAAAGCATGCTCTTGCAAATCCAAAAGAAACAAAGCACGGTCGTAAAGATATTAAAGCTTCAGAAAAAGTTAATGAAGCCACAAATACAACAAATAAAACTTTGAAGGAAGTTCTTACAAAAAAGACTTCAGCCGGTGAATTTATAAAAGATTTTCAAGGTTCTGATAATCCAAAATTTGCCGGCAAATCAAAAGAAAAGCGTAAGCAAATGGCTCTTGGCGCTTATTATGCCAAGCAAAATGAAGAAGTTAAGCTTGATGAAGCATCAGCTGAATCTTTGATTACAAATTTTAAAGATCGTCAAGCATATCTCGGTCATAAAAAGCAAGAAGCAGATCATATGACTCGAGCTAACAAATCAAATGATACAACAAAACAACATCATCTTCGTATGGCCGATCAACACAATGTTAACGCGAATGATATTCTTGATAGATATAGAAAAACAAATGAAGATCTAGCTGTTCCTTTACTCGGTAGTAAAGATAGTGATGAATCAGCCGAAATGGCCAAGACACAACTCCGTGCACTTGCAAATAAAGCACTTCATCTTGCTATGCAACTTGGTGATGAACAAATGATTGAGCCATGGGTTCAAGCAAAGATAGCAGTAGCCAAAGATCATGTAACCGCTGTTCATGATTATATGATTTATGGCGATCATACCAAAAACAAAGAAGAAGATGAACAAACAGCTCCTTACGATGGTGGTATGGATATGACATCTGGTATGACGTCGGGTATACCATCCACATCTTTACCAAATTTTTCAGTTGATGTAGGAAGAAACGTATGAGTGTAATAATTAAACCAATAGGTACGGAATCTATTTGCAACACCACAACATTTAGTTCATATGGTAATAGTGGATTAGTCAAGCTTTCTCATGCTTCTGCAGTCACAACTTTAGCTTTGATTACATGTAAAGATTCAACTAATACTAATATCAAATGGACTATGTCTATTATTGGTGGTGAAACTTTAATTGTTCAAAAAGGTTCAACGGATCTATTAACTTCTAATAATACAGCGACAACGCTCGTGGCTGTTCCTGTTGCATATACTAATTAAGGTAAAAAAATGAAACTCATTACAGAACTAACTGAAGTGATTGATTTTGAAACTCAACTTGATGAAGCAACAGGTAAGAGACAACATCATATTCAAGGTCGTTTTCTTGTTGCTAATCAACAAAATAAGAATGGCAGAATATATCCAATGCATGTATTGGAAAATGCTGTGAATAAATATCACGAAAGTCATATTAAAACAAATCGTGGTTATGGTGAATTAGGTCATCCCACCGGTCCACAGATTAATTTGGATCGTGTATCTCATCTTATTATTGATTTAAAAAGAGATGGAGATAGTGATTATTTTATTGGTAAAGCAAAATTGACTGATACTCCTATGGGTAATATTGCAAAAGGTCTTCTTGATTCTGGTGCTAATTTAGGTGTTTCATCTCGTGGTATGGGAAGTCTTGAATCAAAAAACGGTGTGATGGTTGTTCAGCCTGATTTTCATCTTGCAACTGCAGCAGATATTGTGGCTGATCCATCAGCTCCCAATGCTTTTGTAAAAGGTGTTATGGAAAATGTTGATTGGGTTTATGATGCAATTAATGATTCTTGGTACCAAGAAAAACTGCATGAAACACGTAAACAATTAAGAACTATGCGTATGGACGAAATTGAACTTAATAAACTTGTAATTTTCGAAGATTTCGTCAAGTCTTTATCGTCAAAAACAACTTTGTTATAAATAAAACAAATAGAATGTAAGGGAGACCTTTTAATGCCTAAGAAAAATACAAAAATTGAAGTGGTTGAAAATATTGAAGAATCAGTTGCTTCAGAGACTTTAAAAGCTGATTCACGCACTGATACTTCACACCCACAATCAAAGATTGAAGCTATTAATTCAGTCATTGGTGCAATGCATGCTATGCGCAGTGATGAACTTACAAAGTGGTTTAATCAAGCCATGGATCTTATTGGTAAAGAAGCTGATAAAGAACCAAAATCGGCAAATGAATATGGTAATGAAAATTCATTGGATATGAAGCCATCATATGCTGTTGGTAAAGCACGTCCTACAGCAAATGATCCAATGCCAAAGTTAGACCATAAGAATAACCCTCTTGCTTCCATGAAAGAAGATGTAGAGGAAATGTTTGTTGGTACAGACCTATCCGAAGAATTCAAAGATAAAGCAACAACTTTATTTGAAGCCGCAGTAAATGCACGTGCAATTATTGAAATTGCTCGTCTTGAAGAAGAATTTGAAACTGCATATGAAGAACGTCTTGAAGAAGAAGTTGCTTCAATTGTTGGGAATGTAGAAACTAATCTTGATACTTACCTAGATTATATTGTAGAAAAGTGGATGGAAGATAATCAAGTTGCTGTTGAATCTTCTCTCCGCAATGAAATTATGGAAGAATTTATTGGCGGTCTGAAAAGTCTATTTGCTGAACATTATATTGATGTGCCTGAAGAAAAAGTCAATGTAATTGAAGCTATGGCTCAAAAGATTGAAACTCTAGAAAATGCATTAAACGAATCTATTAATGATAACAATGAACTCAAATCAGAACTTGTTGAAGCTAGAATGTTATCATTAGTTGATGAATTGTCAGAAGGTTTAACAATGTCTCAAGCAGAGAAGTTCGCTGCTCTTGCTGAAGGTGTTAGCTTTGATGGCAATTTTAACTCTTACAAATCAAAACTTGAAATGGTTAAAGAGACATATTTCTCAATGAAGCCAAAGACTTCAAATATTGAGGAAGAAACTTTTGAAAGTGATGATGAAAGTGTGAATACCGTAAATATGGATCCACATGTAAGTAATTATGTCCGTGCAATTGCTAGAACGACTAAGAAATAATTTTATATAAATAAATAAAACCTACAAAGAAAGGGAAATAAAATGTTTTTACAAGAAGAAATTCAGAAGAAGTGGTCACCAATTCTTGACCATGCCGATCTTCCATCAATCAGAGATTCTCACCGCCGTTCAGTAACAGCTGTTGTTCTTGAAAACACAGAAAGAGCTCTCCGTGAAGCTTCATCACATGGTCAATTCCAGACCCTGACTGAAACAACTTCAGGCGGTGCATTCAATGGTATGGGTGCTTCTAGTTCAACTGCAGGCGCCGGTCCAATTGACACATTCGATCCAGTACTTATCTCACTGGTTCGTCGTTCAATGCCTAACCTAATTGCTTATGACATCTGCGGCACACAGCCAATGACTGGCCCAACAGGCTTGATCTTTGCTATGCGCTCACGTTATGGTAACTCTGCTGCTCTTGGTAATACATCTGCTATTGGTAATACTAAGGCTGGTGGTGAAACCTTCTATAACGAAGTTGATACCACATTCTCTTCTGTTACAACTGGTGCTAATACCTTCGGTCAGAAGTTCGTTGGTACAATCCCAGGTGATACAAATACTTCTATCATGTCTGCCGTTAACGGTTATAACACCGGTACAGCAATGTCAACAGCTCAGGCTGAAGTACTTGGTGCCGATGGTAACAGTGCTTTTGCTCAAATGGGCTTCTCAATCGAAAAGGTTACCGTAACTGCTAAGTCACGTGCCCTTAAGGCTGAATACACCATGGAACTGGCACAAGACCTCAAGGCTATTCATGGTCTCGATGCTGAAACTGAACTTGCTAACATTCTTTCCGCTGAAATCCTTGCTGAAATCAACCGTGAAGTTGTTCGCACAATCAACATCACTGCCGTAACCGGTGCACAAGACAATACAACAACTGCTGGTGTATTCGATCTTGACACCGACTCAAACGGCCGTTGGTCTGTTGAAAAGTTCAAGGGCCTTATGTTCCAACTAGAACGTGAAGCTAACTACATTGCTCGTACAACCCGTCGTGGTAAGGGCAACATCGTTATCTGTTCTTCAGATGTTGCCTCTGCCCTTCAAATGGCCGGTGTTCTTGACTATGCCCCTGCCCTGAACTCAAATAACCTGCAAGTTGACGACACAGGCAATACTTTTGCTGGTGTTCTCAACGGTCGCCTCAAGGTTTATATTGACCCATATGCTCTCGGTGGTAACTATCTGACCGTTGGTTATAAGGGTTCATCTGCCTTCGATGCCGGTCTATTCTATTGCCCATATGTTCCACTACAAATGGTAAGAGCTGTTGATCAGTCAACATTCCAACCAAAGATTGGCTTCAAGACTCGTTATGGTATGGTTGCCAATCCATTTGCTCAAGGTGCTACCATTGGTTCAGGCGCTTTGACATTCAACACTAACTTCTATTATCGTCGTGTGGTTGTT